GCTAATTCTTGAGGCCAATACGTCCTCGCGTCAGTTACGCATACAGCCGCCAACAACCGCAGACAACGGGTTTTTCGATTCACGCGGCGGCAATATGACTTTCCTCGACGATGGCGCTGAGATATTCCGCTATAATGCCTCTACAATTAGCACATCTACGGGTATTAAGGTCGGCATAGGAACGGCCTCGCCAGATCCAGATAGCACTCTGCACATACATACTGGCTCGGCTGGGTCAGTTACTGCACATGGCTCGGCAGACGATTTAGTCATCGAGCACGCGAGCGATGCAGGACTGTCAATTCTAACTCCAGCAGCAAATAATGGTCGAATTTATTTCGGATCGCCCACCAATAATGCATACGGACAGATTGATTACGATCATGCAACGAACGACATGGTGTTTGCTACCTCTGGAACTGGTAGGCTAGCGATCACAGGCGCAGGCAACATGGGGTTGGGCGTTACGCCTACGGGGTATTTTGCTGACAAGTTTGTGGTATCAGCAGGGAACGCAGATGGCATAACAATAGCCGCAAGTGACACCTCGGATGTTAACTATCTATTGTTTGCAGATGGAACGTCTGGCAATGCCGCATATCGTGGTCAAATAGTGTACGATCACGGCAATGACAAGATGCAGTTTGCGACTGCCGCTGCGGCCGCTTTGACCATTGATTCCTCACAGCTCGTCGGCATAGGCACGACCACGCCAACACATAAATTGACAGTAGTCGGTTCTATCAACAACGGCATACACGTTACAGCAGACACTGATACAGATTTCGATCTTGATTCTGGTTATGGTAACGATGCGTTTATCCTCAAAAATTCGACGGTAGGTAACAACAATCCCGTTAGCATGCTTTTTGCAACAGGGTCAAATGGTGAAGTGCGGCTTAGTGCTATTGATGATGCTACCAACGGAGATGCAAATCTAAATCTGACACTCAGACGGGCTGGTGGTAGCAGGCCCACTGTGCAGTTTTGGGAAGCAGGAACAGGTAACGTCGGCATAGGCACGGACTCTCCCAACGCACCTCTTCATTTAGAATCATTAAATTCTCCAGAGTTTCGTATTTCTCGCACAAATAATGCCGGTGTTAGCAGTCAACCACTACAAATCTCTGCATACGCACCAGATGCTTCGGGTAACACTGCTGAATCATTTGGAGATATTCGTCTTCGAGTTGACGACGCCACTCACGGTAGTGAAGATTCACACTGGTCATTTCGTTCACACAACGCTGGTACAGTAACTGAAGATATGGTTATTGGGTATAATGGTAATGTCGGCATAGGTTCGTCATCTCCCACAAACCAAAAGCTTCTCATTTCAGAAAATGGTGATGGTAATTATCCTATTTTAGAAGTTATAAATACTAATACGAGCGCTAATGCTAAACCTATGATTAGAGTTGGAACTGGAGGCGATGCTGTTTTAGAGTTATATAGAATAGGTAATGCGGCGACAACATATATAAATGCCGCTCAAGTTGGGAATGGTAATTTAGCTTTTCAAACTGAAAGCAATACAAAAATGGTTATTGCTAATGATGGCAACGTCGGCATAGGTAGGGATTCCAACTTGCAAGGTAAGTTAGATGTTGATGGTGATTTAAGAGTAACAAGGAATATCGCCTCTAACAGCGTTTTGGAAATGATTTCTTTGGGTAGTGATAGAGGTATAGATGATTATGGTGGTTTATATAAAGATTATTGGAGAATAAATGTTGTAACTCCCGGATCCACAACCACTGGGGAATCTAATGCTCATGGATTTGGTGACTTGCGTTTTTCTGGTGTTACGGGAGTTAACACCACTTACGAAGACAGATTGAAGCTAAGACATAATGGCCGAATAGAAACAACCAATATTGCTTTTAGTGGAAGTTCAATTGAAAACTACACTTCAGCTACCGACAGCGGAAACTTGTGGGTAAACTACGAAGGATACCAAGGCGGCACAACTTATTTCCGTGATTTTAAAGTCGGCAACGGTAAACAATCGGTTATTGCTTTCTTTGACGGTTCAAGTGGCAATGTTGGCATTGGAACGGATGTGCCAGATACTTTACTTCATATTTCTGGAAGCGGCAATATTGTAGGTAAGGTTGTTTCTACGAATGCATCGGCTGTTTGGCAAGCTGATTCTATATCTACCGAAGCTTCAATATTATATTTTACTACAGCCGGATCTCAAGCTTGGAAATTTCAAAAAGCTGCTACTACTGGTAATTTAGAAATAAGAAACTCAACTGACTTAACAAAATTTGCTATGTTGGATAATGGCAATGTCGGCATAGGCACTGGTTCGCCAAACTATATTTTAGATTCTGCAAAAGACGCGTCCTCAATAACATATAATTTAAAAACTAATGTAACTGCGGCGGCCGATAACTATGCAGAAATAGCTTTCCAACTTTGGTCAGGCGCCGGATCTGGAGCTAATATTTTTGGTGGAGCCGGAACATCTAGACCATCTGTAGTTTTAAGAGCGATAAGTGAAGACACTGCAGCTCGGGGCGCTTTTGCTATAGCCACATTTAGTGGGGGAGCAACAAATGCAACCCTAACTGAAAAAATGAGAATACATTCAGACGGCGCTGTATCAATAGGGAGTGCTACTCGTGATTCAGCATATGGAATATTAAGTTTATCAAACGGAAACGGAGTTGGTAATACAGCTTTATATATTGAGGACGCTGGAGGTATAGGTTATTCGTTGGGGGTTGTTGATGGCTCTCAAGCCTTTTCAATACACGAAGGTGCAAATCTAAACTCACAAAAAAGATTTGAAATTGATACGAATGGTCATATTGCCATTGGTGGTATCAGCGTAAGCCCTTGGAGAAGTGATATTTACAGTGTCTTACAGCTTAAAGCGGGCACTGATGGATCTAATGCGATATTTGCCGATTCATATGATAATTTTAGATATGCAAATAATACATATCTAGAAACTGGAGGGTGGAAATATTATAAAGATGGTCCTGCTGCACAACATCAAATTGACAACGGGGGTTTCTATTGGTATAATGCTCCTTCTGGATTGGCGGATGCTTCAATAACATTTTCAGAATTAATGAGGTTGGAGGCTGGTAATCTTTCTGTAAATGAAACATACAACACCGCTTTTACGGATACTTCTACTGCCGCAAAATATATTGGTGTAGCATCTAATAATAATGACGCTTTATTTATAGCTCACTCTTCTGGTCAAGGTGTTGGTTATTTTGGTTATGATTATAGTGCTGATAGATTGATTATAGCTACTGATAACGGAGCTGGAGGAAACTCTATACAATTTTCAGTTAATGCAGGCACTACAAGTAATGGAACTGCCGATAATCTTGCGAGTGCAACCGCCGCTATGGCCATCGACTCTTCTGGACGCGTCGGCATAGGTGTCGCCACGCCAAGTATGCCGCTTGAAGTCAGGGTTGATGAAGCAACTGTTGGTGAAAGTAGTTTAGTTCGTTTTACCAGATTTACAATAGGTGACAGTCATCATCTTGAAATTTCTGTTGATAACCAAAATAACAATGTAGGTTTTATTTCTTCTGGCACCAATAATGGCGGTTTTACAATGGGTAATACTGCTGGCGACCACTTAGTACTTACTTCCTCTGGTGCGCTTCTTCTCGGTTACACATCAACCAATGGTGGATACAATCTTCAAGTTAACTCTCAAATTTTTGCAACAAACGCAACGATTGCTACGTCAGATGGGCGATACAAAGAGAATGTTCAGCCGATATCTAACGCTACCGATTTAGTATCTCGTCTTAACCCTGTTCAATTTAAATGGAAAAGTCATGAAGTACATAATTTTGATGTAGGTAGAACTGATGTTGGTTTTATCGCACAAGAGATAAAAGAAGTGTTGTCTGACACTGACTATAGTGATTCCGTGGTTGTCAGCAACAAAGCAGACGATGAAGAGTATTTAGGGTTAGGTGAAACAAAACTTATTCCGTTATTAACAGCCGCATTACAAGAAGCAATAACTAAAATTGAAATACTCGAAAACAAAGTGGCCGCATTGGAATCGGTCTAAGACCCTATATATATTTATTGCATCACCTAAAAATAAAATACTAAGAAAGTAAAGACATGATAAAATCAAGAGAAATAGATGATATAATAAAAGGCATAAAAGGCTTTTTACCTTTTGCAGTAATAAATAGCGATCCTCGTAATAGGGTAGAAAAGCTATTATCATACTCTGCAAATGATATTATACCTAACTCTCTTTCTGTTATGAATGTAGACGGCTCTGCAAGATTTACAAAACTAGGTATAGGTGTTGACCCTCTTTCAGCTCTAACTATAGATTTTGACCCTTCTTTACAAGACGGCATACTAATTCGTGATAACAGAGATGTAAACCGAAAAACATTAATAAACCAAGCGGAAGGCGCTACATACATATATAACACAAATGTTGGCACCTTTGGCACAGAAGCCATTCGTATACTATCTGATAACAACACATATTTTTCTGCTAACGTTGGTATAGGGACTGATTCGCCTTCTACATCAATGACTGGCGGGTTGCATATAAAATCAACTGCCGGAAACTCTCTCATATTAGAAAAATCTTCAGGCGCTGCACTTCAGTTTAGGTCTGATGCAACAACTATTAGAGCTAGTATCGCAGGCATCAATGGGGGTGATGGCTTAGCCTTCCAAACAGGTGCTGCTCAAACTGAAAGAATGAGAATATCTAGTGATGGTAATGTTGGTATAGGAGTAGATTCTCCGGCAGTTCGTCTTGATGTTAGAAAAGATGAAACTGTAAATTTTGCACCTAATAATGACCAAAGAATAAGAGCACAAATTGTTGCTAGAAACAATAATGAAACTGCGGAGGATTTTTCTAGTATTAGCCTTGTTACAGGAAGTAGTAATCAAGCTGAATGGTCTATCAACAATATTTATAAATCTGCTTATAATGGTGATTTATCTTTTAAAACAAGAGCTGGTGGTGGCAACGCTGATTGGCGTGAAAGAATGAGAATAAATAATGCTGGTTATGTCGGCATCGGAACTGATAATCCATTGTATACACTTGATTTAGATGGTGGAACAACTGTTGATGATCGTATGCGGCTTAATCGCGGTTCTGACGATACAGCACAATTTATGACACTTGGTTGGAATAATATAAGCGTTCATCGTAGTAATGTTCCTATTGCTAGCAACCAAACATCATTGTCATTTAATCAAGTAGGATCAGATGGTTCCAGAACAGCAATGAAAATTACTGGTTCTGGTACTGTCGGCATTGGTACTAATAATCCAGACACTAATCACAAACTTGACGTAGTGTCTGATGGCAGCGCAAACGTGTATATCCGTACCACAGCAGGATCAGCTACGGGTAACGCACTCAAGATTGAGGGTTATCAACCAAACGGTGTATCGGCCTTTGTTGCAAGATTAGAAGCCAGAAATAGAAACGGTGATGTGACACTCAGTCAAATAGACACTGAAACGGATTCTGTATATAACAGCGGAGCGCTATTGTTTCAAACCTCATCTGTTGGCACGATGACCGAAAAAATGAGAATAACTAGTGCTGGTAATGTTGGCATAGGTGAAACAAACCCCATTGATCATCGTTTAACAGTAAAAGAAGATAGAAGAGGAAATGAACCCGCGTATGGCGCACTGCATTTAAGCTCAATTGCCACTACTCTTGAAGACAGAGTAGGTATTGTTTTTAATCAAACAGGAGTTTCCCATCGAGCTAGAGCATCTATTATGGCTACTGCTGAGGATGCTGGAGGGTACGCAGCTGGTTTATCATTTTTTACAAGATATGCATTAGATGGAACCGCGTTACAAACATCAGATGAAAGAATGAGAATAACTAGTGCTGGTTTTGTTGGCATTAATATGGTGGAACCACCCCGTCAATTATCAGTTTTGGGTGAGGGAAATGCTACTGTCGCAACTATTATAACTCCATCTACAAATGGAGGTAATTTCGGCATATTAGATTTAAAAAGACAAGACAATGCAGTTAATTCTTCTATAGGTGTTCGTTTTAGTCACGGAAACAGTTCGAATGTAACTAATGATATAGAATATGGTTTCATAGGTGGTGGTATAGAAGATCCCGCTGCCGGTTCAGAAAAGGGGTTTTTAAATTTTGCAGTTGGGCCAGCGCGAACAGAATATATGAGAATAACTGGTGATGGTGACGTTAGTATAGGTGGTAACACTACACCATTAGCCAGACTTCATGTTGCTGATGAATACAGCTCCGATAGTGATATTGCTTATTTTGAAAACACACACAGCGATGGCGGAGCATTTCTTACAATAAAGCAATATGAAACAACTGCACAGCCTGTGCGCTCAGCAGCGATAAGATTAGGGACAAAAGGAAGTATAATCTGGTATCAAGGTATATTGCGTAGAGGTGGTAGCGATCACTTCAACACATGGTCTTTGAATACAACAAACGATAATAATACATCAGAAGCAAAATTTGCTGTAACAACAGGTGGTCATGTTGGTATAGGTGTAACTTCTCCTCCGTCATTACTAACACTTAAGGGTGGTAATATTCTTTTAGCGCATAGCTCTACAGATGTTGATGGTGGTCACGGAATATTTTTTCACACTACAACTAATAATTGGTCTGAAGCTGCAGCACACGCTGCAATATATGGTAAAAGAGTAGATGGTAGCAATGGTTATCTTAGATTTGACACAAGAAATGGTGGAACAACTGCTGAATCAATGAGAATAACTAACGCAGGTCATGTTGGGATAAATATAACTGACACAAAAAATGCCATGCTGTACGTCGAACAAGATTCGACAAGTACCGCAGGCGGTATTCAGATAGGTCGTCAAGGTGGAGGTGCAGCGTGGGCAATTAGTAATGTTGCAAGCAATTTGCGATTCGGTATAGATAATACGGCAGACGGCACTGTTAATATTGATGCCGTCACGTTTGACTATACGGGATTGGTCGGCATTGGAACTACCGATCCAACAGCCGCATTGTCTGTGCAATACAACCCTGCTACAACTAACGGATTTGAGTTAATCGACAGTAGAGACATAGACCGCAGAGTGGGGCTTTTGGCATCGGATGGTGAACTTGGAATCTATACGACCATATCCGGCAGCTACTCGGGTCCAACCTTACGCGCGCGCTTCCATAGTGATGGCATAGTTGAACTATCGAATAACGGCAATTCATACGGCACAACAGGGTGGTATGGGGTAGCTGCTGATACAACCAACGGCTCAATAAATATATCGAGAAACGGTAGTAATGTTGCTGCATTTTTTCACACATCAAATGCAAACGGAATTGATGGCAGTGCAGTTGGTACTATATCAATTACAACCACATCTACCGCATACAACACCTCCTCAGATTATCGACTCAAGGAAAATGTCGTAGGCATCACAGATGGCATCACGCGTATCAAATCGCTCAAACCCTCACGATTTAACTTTAT